AGGAGTGATAATATTTGGTATCGTAGGAATGCTCCCAGAAGGGCGGTCCAAGACAGGCCGACATATGAGCATGAATATCTATTTCTTTTAACAAAAAAATCACATTACTACTATGATCATGTTGCGGTATTCCAACCAATAAAAGCAAAGGCTGGGGATCGTTACGCAGGTGATCGAACCAAAATACCTACAGAAAGCGGTAAAATGTTTAAAGACCCCAAAAATAATGTGAAGGCTAAATTAGCAGGGAAAAATTTAGGGTCTGTCTGGGATATACCTACGCAAGGTAGAACAGATTCACATTATGCTGCATTTCCAGATAAATTGGTAGATCGTTGTATTCTGGCGGGGTCATCCAAAAAAGGTTGTTGTTCTGAATGTAAGGCTCCTTACAAAAGAATTTATAAACGAGTAAGTGCAGATGCAATACCGGAAACTGTTGGGTGGGAAGCTGATTGTGACTGTATGGCTCCTATAGAACCTTGTGTTATATTAGATCCATTTATGGGCAGGGGTACTACAGCCATGAGAGCCGAAAAATTAAAGAGACATTGGTGTGGAGTTGAAAAAGATGCTGACTCCTGTGAATTGATAAAGAAGAATTTATGCACCAGAAAATACGGATTAGAGCCACATACACAACCGCAGGATGGGTTCTTCTCTCCTGACGAAATAAATACAGAAGTGAGGTAATTATGGGTATACTTGCAAAATCGTGTGGTCTATCACAATATACCACTGGCAGTGACTTACCATCAGATTTTTTAAATGTTGTTGTTGATAGGGTACGGTATAGGGCGTTTATTGATATAGAACAGGATTCAGTTACAGAAAAATCAATTGGATGGGTAGACATCGATAATATGTTGGATGCCCAATTTGAAACGATCAATTTTCTGAAAGAACCATACATAGTGCTAGGTATGCGAGTTGACAAACGGGCTGTACCGGCATCTGTACTTAAACGGAATTGCCTGATTAAAGAGCAACAGATAATGCAGGATGAGGGTATATCTTTTATCAATGGTAAACGTAGGAAAGAGATAAAAGAAGCTGTCAGACAGAGCCTGTTGAGTTCTATGATACCTACTACGCAAGTGTATGATATGGTATGGAAATATACTACAGGCCATGTCTTATTTACAAACACATCCCCTAAACTGTGTGATGATTTTCAGGAGCTATTTTCGGCAACATTCAACTTGAGATTAAATACAATCGAGTTGTCATTATTGGGAAGTGCAATTTTACACGCCAATAAGAAACCAAAAAAAGTGATAGAAGATTTTAAATATGTTGAGATCCCAGGATCTGATTTCTTAGCTTGGCTCTGGGACAGATGTTTAGAGGATAATAACGAATTCAAAATAGCAGATGGTACTGCAAGGCTATTATTCGATGATAAGGTGGTATTGAATCATGAGGACATAGACACACCACAGACAGTAACATGCGTTGGAGATTCTCAGAGTATGAGCGAGATACAAACAGCCTTGAATGACAACAAGCTGATTGTACAAGCAAAACTGATATTAACAACTATGGACGGTGACTGGTCATTTTTTCTGGATGCTTTCTATTTTGATTTCAAATCGATCAAAACACCAAAAGTGAAAACAGGAAAAGGGGATGACCCAGACAGTATTTTTTACGATAAGATTGCATTAATAGAGAAAACAATAAACACATTGAATACAATATATGGTGAGTTTGTACTTGAATGTACTGCGAAAGGAGATAATTAATGTTAATAAAACGAAAAGAGTTCTTGGCTATTTTAGATGCACTGGAATCTGGAGTTGACGCTGCTGCCGAAACAAAACAAATGGCAAACGTTCAATTCACAGGATATGATATGGCTACCTATAATGAACAGATCTGTGTTCTGGTGCCATTCGAAACTGATTTTGTGGCTTCTATTAATCACAAGGATCTTACCACTATCATATCAAAATTGGATGCCCCTGAATTTGAAATGGAACTTGATGGCAATGAGATGTCTATATCAACAGATGATACAAAAGCGGGTTTGCTTGTAATAGATTTGGAAGAAATTCAGGATAGCATTGATGCCATCATAACACAAATGCCAAACGAAGAGAATGGTGGTGAGTGGATGGAATTACCGGAAGGTTTTGTACAGGCTGTCGGCTTATGCACTCCTGCTGCTGATAAGGATCTATCAAAGGGTACACTTTCCTGTCTATCTGCATTTGATGATATGGTAGTATGTAGCGATAACAAGAGGGTCAGTACATTTCAAATGGACAGTCCGATAGATACTGAGTTCCTTATTCGTGCAGGATTAGCCAGTGACCTTGTAAAACTTGATCTGGTTAAATTTTTTATCTCAGATAAATTAGTACATTTCGCTACTGAAGATAACATCATATTCTCCACAAAGCGGATTGCTGGCGATTCTTTATATACTTATCTAAAATTGTTCCCTGATTTCAAAGGAGTTGAGGTAGTTATACCCGATGGATTAAAAGAGATTATTAATGCCGCTTCTGTTATGGCAAGTAATAGTGATACCAAAGACATGTACATTCGGAGTGAAGGTAAAAATTTGGTTTGCACAACAGCAAATGAAAGGGGGTGGATTGAGAGAAGTGTTCCTGTCGATTTTGGTAAGAAACAGAAACTGGATATTCAAATAAGTTCTGTGTATCTGAACCAAATATTGGACTTACCCAACCTGAAGATGACCCTTGGTGAGAACAGTTCGTTGTTTGTATCCGGCAACTTTAAACATATCATCCAACACAAAAAAGACTGAAAGGGGGAAAATTATGGCGATTGATTATGATGCAATTCCAAACAGGAGTAAAGCAGTTTACCTCAAACGTAAACAGAATGAGATTATTGCTGAGAAAGAACGTGATAAAGAACTCCACGAAAATTTGGACTTGGATTACCGTTATATAAGAATGTGGGATTGGCAAAACAGTAGCTCGGTATCTTTTGGTTGGAAAGCCTCTGGCAATATGATAACGTATGCAGTTGCCCTTCAAAGTAAAAAAGATAAATTCAGTCGGAAAGCAGCAAGGAAGGTTATAAACAAAAGATTTGTAAATGACCAAGTGCAAATGTTTACATTCTGGTCAGAAAACACTGTCAGAGATATGGGGCCAATCCTTGTTGCTCATTATAACTCACTGAGAGAGATTAAAGGTGTGAGGGATGTTCCCAAATATTTGCGACACATTCCCGTAGAGTTGGGTTAGGGGTCATTATGCAAGGATTTTTTTCAGGTGCTGAATTAGAACGACTCACAAAAGTCAAATTTGATTACACCGATGGACCAAATTGCACAAAATGTGGTCTGCATAGAAAATGTGAAAGTCCTAAAATGAAATACACCGGGAAAGGAGAGAAAGGTGTATTGATCATAGGTGATGCCCCAGGAGCCTCTGAGGATATGCAGGGTACGCAGCTAGTAGGTGATGCAGGGCAACTACTGCGTTCTGAATTAACGGCTCTAGGATTGGATCTTGACAGAGATTTCTGGAAAACAAATGCAATGTCCTGCAGACCTATCACTCCAGCTGGTGCTGACAGGAAGCCAACAAGAACTGAAATCAAACACTGCAAACCTTTGGTAGATAAAACCATTGAAGATTTGAACCCAAGTATGATCTGGTTATTTGGTAATATTGCTGTTGAATCAATGTACATCAATAGATTCTCCGCATTAACTATTAATAGATGGAGGAAACTTTGTATTCCGGATAGGAAAACGAATAAATGGATTATACCTTTATTCCATCCTAGTGATATTCTAAAAAATAGTTATGATGAAAACCTTAAAACGATATTCAAACAAGATTTGAAATGGGCCGCTTCCTGTATAAAGAAGAAACCTTTCACATGGAAGGATGAACGAAAAGAAGTGAAGTGTTTATATAATTTCGATGAGGTCATAACCAATCTCGAAAATTTGTTGGCAAGCACTGCACATGGACAGGTCTTTCTGTACATCGATTATGAAACAAATGCACTGAAACCACAGTGGCCTGGATCTAAGATTGTAACTGTCTCATATTGTACTGATCCTGGTACACAAGCAATTGCATTTCCATATCAGTTCGCTGATTTCTTCACACAGAAACAGAGAACTAATATCAAAGCACTGTGGAGGAAAATATTAAGAAATCCACAGGTGGCTTGTATCGCACATAACGTTAAGTTTGAGGACGCATGGACTAAGAAGATTTTTGGTGTACAACCCTATAGCTGGACATATGATACAATGTTGGGTGCACACATAATTGATAACAGACCAAAACTTTCCGGATTAAAATTTCAGAGCTATGTCAATTTTGGAATGGAACCTTACGATAAAGAAGTGGAGAAGTTTTTAAAATCAAAAACAGGTCATTTTAATACTGTTGATAATGCCCCTTTGGATAAATTGCTTTTGTACAATGGACTTGATACTAAGATGGGTATGAAGCTGTATTACAAGCAACAGGAATCATTCAGATTAACTTCAAAACTCAAAGCGAAGAACAGGTTATCAGAAGCATATACTTTATTCCATGCCGGTACTCTGGCATTGTCTGATGTGCAGAGGAATGGTATTTGTATAGACGAAGATTATTACAATGAAGAGGATGAGAAGATTGGTGTTGAAATAGCTGCCATAAAAGAGAAATTAAAAACGAGTGACGAAGCTATTCTCTTCCAAGAAAAGAGGAATAAAGCACTGGACTTTGGTTCTACTAAAGATCTTGGGATATTATTTTATGATGTTTTAGAAATTCCTAAACAGTTAACAATTAAAAATAATTATCGGGTTGATGGTGATGCACTTGAAAATATTGACTTGCCTTTTGTAAAAGATCTTTTGAGTATGCGGAAATTAGAGAAAGTAAAAAGTACCTATTTTGCACAGCTATTAAGAGAAGTATGTGGTGGTAAGATATATCCATTTTATGATCTGCATATCCCTGTCTCATACCGTTCAAGTTCAAGCCTCCCAAATTGGCAGAATATTCCAATACGTGATCCTTATTTCGGAAAATTAATAAGGGCTGGAATATTTCCCACTAAGGGATGTAAGATAGCGGAGCTTGATTATTCCAGTATCGAGGTTAGGGTTGCTGCCATTGAAACGCAAGACCCTGTATTAATTGCTGAAGCAACCACAGATGATGCCGATATGCATATGGATTCAGCTATGGGTATTTGGATGCTTTCACAAGACGAGGTAACTAAAAATATTAGGGGGGATATCAAAGGAGGTTGGAACTTTGCGGAGTTCTATGGTTCATATTACAAACAATGCGCATCTGTGTTATGGAAGCAGATTAAAAACAAAACAAAAAGTGGTCTTACTTTACAAGATCATTTGAGGGAGCGGGGCATTTATGGATATACTGACTTTGTTGAACATTGTAGGGTATACGAAGATATTTTTTGGAATGACCGTTTTGCTGTATATGCTAAGTGGAAAGAATCTATTAATAAACTGTATAGAAAACAGGGTTTCATAGAAAATAAATTTGGTTTTAGATTCACAGGATACATGAACAGTAAACAAGCCACTAATTTTCCCATACAGTCTGCGGCATTTCATATATTATTACATAGTTTGATATTAATAAATGACATAGCCAAGGAAGAGAAATGGAAGTCTGGAATAATAGGGCAGATTCACGATAGTATTTTATTAGACCTTCACCCAAAAGAGGAAAAGCATGTACTGAAAACGTGCGTACACATTATGAGTGAAAAGATGAGAGAACTTCATCCTTGGATTGACGTACCAATACCGGCTGATGTTGAATTAACAGATATAGATCAAGCATGGTGGTACAAGAAAGAAAGCATACTTTAATAAAACTCATTTTTAGGGAGAATTATATGACCAGAACTGATGCTGATAAAGATGCAAAAAAGTTGAATGAAACAACACCCAAATGGTGGTGTCCCCTGATTAAAGAAGACTGTAGAAAGGATTGTATTAATTTTACACCGGCTTTTGTGCAAGAGATAGAAAACAGATCGAAAGGAATGCTCCATGACATAAACGATGATAACTTTGAGGTAGAGGGATTTGTTTGCAGCAATGCAATGTTCATTAGCGATTTTATAATGCCAGAATGTGGAGGACACTAATGCCACTACATACGATATATAAAAAGGAGGGTTGATCTTGCCACTACATACGATATATAGACCGGAAAATCTTGAGGGACTTGTTGGCAATGAGAGTACGGTGGAATCTCTTACCTCTGTACTCAACAGGGAGCATGATGTTCCTCATTCATTTTTGTTTACAGGTCCAGCAGGTACAGGGAAAACCACATGTGCCCATATTTTAAAAAATGAACTAAATTGTGCGAAGAGTGATTTCTATATATACAATACAGCCAATACACGTGGAATAGATACAATACGTGAGATTATTGATAACAGTCATTTCATGCCAATGGCTGGTGATGTAAAACTTATTGTACTTGAGGAATGTCATGGCTTAACAGGACCAGCCCAAGAAAGTTTATTGGTTATTTTGGAACAACCTCCGGAACATGTATACTTTGCTCTTTGTACCACAGAACCAGAGAAGCTCAAACCAACTATCAAAAGGAGATGCCACTCCTATGAGTTGAAGCTATTCTCCTTGCCACAAGTTAAGAAATTTCTCAAGGGTATTTTGGAAAAGGAAGAGGTAAAAAACTTTTCAGAAGAAGCCATAACAAAAATAGCAGATGTATGTAATGGCTCCCCAGGAAAAGCATTGAATCTATTGGATACTATTATCGATATTGGCGATAATGATCTGGCTTTAAAAACAATAGAAGATGCCACTGTATCTGAAGCTAATATTGCTGAGATTGCCCGCATACTCCTTTCCGGTAGAGGTCAATGGAAAGACATTGCCACTAAGATTAAAGGGCTTACAGGGGAAGCTGAGAGCTTGAGATACGCATTTCTGGGATACTTTCAGGCAGTGCTTTTAAATAAGGGTACTTCCGATATTGCAGAGGTCTTAATGATATTCTGTGATCCGGTTATGTACTCAGGCAAACCGGGACTGACTACTGAAATCTTTTTTGCATATAAAGCACTTTTAAAGTAAGAAAAACCCGCTTTTTCCTTAAAAATATGCTATAATAGAAGGTAAATAAACACGTAAAATTGAGAAAGGAGGTAAACCATGTCTGAGTACAATGATGATTTGAAAATTGATTTTGATAACCTGAATATTAACTGGCGAGATCAGCCCATAACTTATATGAAATGGAGTGAGAAATGGGCCAATGCAGTAGTTTTCAAAGATCGTAAAAAGGAAACTATTGATGTTCTGAAAGCTGATCTGGATGCGAAATACAGGCACCAACTTGAACGAACAATAGGTAAGAAGCCAACAGAAACTATGGTTTCCGCAGCTATCACAGCAGATAATGAATATAAACTGGCACAGCAGGATCTAATTGAAGCAACAAAGAACGTTAACTTATTAGCGGCAGCAAAAGCTGCGTTTGAACACCGTAAGAAAGCTTTGGAGGGGCTTACTCAATTATGGCTAGGGGGGTACTATTCTAATCCTAATATACCAGCAGAGATTAAGGAGCGTGTAAAAAAGGACAGTTCCGCTTACAGGAATGAACAAACAACAGCATTAAACAATAATAAAAGAATGCAAGAACGTAAAATTAAACCTATAAAGAAAAAAATTTAACATGAATATATTAGAAATAATATTACTGTCAATCGGAGCAATACTTGGAATCTATATCCTTTTCAGGGTGCTGACTATTGCTATTTTCAAAAGCTGGTTCGATGTAAAGAACCAAAATAATAAGGAGAAATAAATTATGGCAGGTTTCAGACAGAAGTACAAGAAGCAGAAACAAGATTTAATGCGTAGGCATGAGGAAAGTGTATCTGACAAAAGTGGTGGTGGTTTCAGTTCTTATGTTGAAATTTCAAAATTACCTAAAACTGTTAACTTCTGGAAATGTACAGAAGGTGGACATACCATTGATTTCATCCCATTCATTGCTGGCCCCAGTATGCCGAAGGTTAGTGGTGGAGGAGTTAAAGAGGGTGAATTTGCATGGTTGATCGATGTGTGGATACATAGGAATGTTGGTGTCCTTGATGCTCCTTATGTTTGCCCCACACGCACCAACGGATTGCCTTGTCCTATTTGTGAACATTTGAATCAGAATAGGGATTCTTATTCCAAAGAAGATTTCGGTGCAATGAAGGCAAAACGCAGGACTCTTTATCTCATTTGGTCACATGATAATTCGGACGAAGAGGCCAAAGGTATTCAACTATGGGATGTTGCTCATTGGTTTATGGAGAACAACCTTAAAGAGATCGCTGAAAGACCTAAAGGTGGTGGGACAGTACCCTATTTTGATCCTGATGTAGGTAAGAATGTATTGTTTACCAGAAGGGGTGCTGGCGCAGGCAACACACAATTTCTGGGTCATCGTTTTGATGATAGGGAAACACCTATTCCTGATAAAGTTCTTGATCAGTCTTTTGATCTTGATAGAGCGATCAAATATGCTACTTACGATGAGATTAACAAGGCTTTTTACGGAGCTACTGATGAAGATGGTGGTAGTGATACTGTTAAAGATACTCCTCCATTTGAACCTGAACCTGAACCGGAAGAACAAATGGAAGCTGTTGGCCCTGACGAATGTCCCATAGGTGGTGAGTTTGGGGTTGATCATGATCAATTGGAAGATTGTAATTCGGGTGATGGTTGTGTCAACTGGGA